TAATGATGACTGCTAAAAGTGTAAAGATTATCGTATCAAATAGCACTGGCATTGGCGAAAATGTCAATGTCATTGCTATTGACGAACACGGCGAACAAATTGCAAAACTTGATGTAACTGATTATGAGAACTGGTAATGTTAGCAGACGGATATTTTTGGGACATCAATCCTTTTGGGCTTATATTAGATGAAGACCTTCCCATCGCACAAATGGGTTGGAAAGATGGCGATAAGTTTATATTACACATTAGACCTAATGGTCATCGTGCGCTAGTTAGGCTTGATCCACTTCGTGCAGTAGTAGAAGATTATCAACGCAAATTGGATAATGAAAATGAGTGAAAAGAAAAAGTTTCCTACACTAAAGTTCAGTTGGACACAACCATATCCTGAATTAAATGGATATGCTTGGGTAGATGAACTTGATGAAAGTGATATGATGTTGATTTATCTTGACATGCTCGAATTTGAAGTTGAGAATGGCAAGGTAGATGATGCCGTAAAAATGTTGAATGACATTGGTATCAAATGCTAAATAAAAATGTAGGGTCACTCTGAATGGCACCTATAACTAGCGTAGAATATAAACAGTAGTAAAAACTAACTTAAAATAATAACTAGCGTAAAATATAACTTGATTAACTAGCAAATTTAGATGTAAAAATAATAATATAATTCTAAGATTAGCACCAGTAGAGAAATCTGCTGGTGCTTTTTTATATGGTAAATACTACATCCAACAAAGGAAACTTTTATGAAGAAAATTCTACTAATTATTGCCGCTCTTTTGGTTCCAACGCTTGCACATGCGTGGAATCAGCGTCCAAATCAGCCAGATGCTGTATGTGCTGCTTTCATGCCATTTGGTAAAGTTACTGATACACAAAAGCATGATACTACACCACTATGCCGTCAAGGTTACTATGTTCAGCATGATAATGCTGCAAAAGAACCACTATGGGCAGCATGGGAAATTACACCAGAACATGTTAATGGTTGTGTAGCACGTAGCAATGCGTTTGCTGCTGATGCTGCTCTGCCTGCTGACAAGCGCAGCGCACCAAGTGATTATGCTGCTAGTGGCTATGATCAAGGTCATATTGCTAATGATGCGCATCAATCTTGGGATCAACAAGTTGAGTATGAGTCATTCTTAATGAGTAATATGTCACCACAGTTACCAGGTCTTAATCGTGGTATCTGGAAGTTGCTAGAAACTTCAACTGGTGCTTGGACATTCTCACGTAATCACACTATACTCATCTATGCTGGTAACATTTATACTGTTGGAAAAGACAAGACAATTGGTATTAATAAGGTAACAGTTCCAAACAAGTTGTGGAAGATTGTTATTGATATACAAACCAAAGAAGTTCTTGCGTTCTTGTTTCCACAAGCAGAAAATCAAGGCAACGACTTAACTAAGGTTCAAGTTACCGTTGCTGATGTTGAAGCCGCAAGTGGATTAACATTCCCACTACCAGCAGGCGCAGACAAGAAAGCAAAGTCAGCACTCTGGCCTGTTGATTTTAAGTCTGTTGCAGATGCAAAGAAGAAAGTTTGTAAGGGCGATCCAGGCAACGACTAATGAATATTATTCCTGTGGGAAACAACAATAACCTATACAGAGTTACTGATGTATTCCCACAGGAAATTGTTGATTTTTGTAAATCTGCAAATTGGAATAGTTATTTGTGGAGCAATCAACAAGAACAAGAAACACTTCCAAGGCTGTTATTAAATCTAAACAGTTGCCCTCAGTTAGCAATACTTAAAAAAATTAGTGTAGATATTGCAAAAGAATTAGAAGAAAAATTGAATTGGAAATTTGAATTTAGTGATAGAATAGTCACTAGTTTATGGCGTGACTTGCATGGCTATGCCGCACCTATTCATCGTGATTTTGATGAAGATGAAACTAAACGCAAAGGTTATTTTAATATTCCTGTGAGTATGCAAGTATATTTGAGTGAAAGCAACAACGATCTTGGCACCAAATTTTATTATGATCGTGAAAAAACCAATCCCAAATACTTCTTTCCATATGAAATAAACACTGGATACCTACAAATAAACGATTATGACCAGTGGCATGAAATGATTGGTAACATCGGTAAAGATGAAAATCGTATAAGTTGTCATTTTATTTTTTCTAATTTAATAAAATAAGTAATACTATGGTTGATAAAGTTTTATATTTTGCATATGGACACAACACAAATGTAGTTGAAATGATGCATCGTATTCCAAGTGCAAGATTGTTAGGTCGTGGCACAGTTCATGGCTATAAACTCGTAATGGAACATTTTACGGATATAAGACCAGATACAAAAGGTATAGTGCAAGGTGTGCTATGGGCTATTTCAACTACTGATATTCCAAGATTAGATTTTTTAGAAGACTTACGTGACCACTATCATCATATTCAATTAAACGTAAATTACGGTGGTAAAAGCTATCATGCTTTTGGTTATCAGATGTTTAAAAATTATCACAATATGCATTTGCCAACAAGAAAGTATATAGATTTTATTGCTAAAGGGTATCGTGAAAACAAGATATCGATGACACAACTTATTAATGCAGTAAAAGAACGTTTAGACCGCGAAAAAAAATTACACGCTGAACCTGAATCAAATAAAAAAGATATTGAAAAACAATAAATCATATATTATATTATATAAATGATTGATACTAGAGTTCTTAAAAAATTTGCACAATATATGGTAACTGCTACTATTACAATGGTCGCTGTTTTAGGCGGCACATATGGATTGATGTTTTTATCATATTACTATACTGAAAGTTTTTTACCTTTTTGGCTTTTTATGCTCTTTCTTGTGATTTGTAGTTTTGTATATTCACACGCCGAAGCTGTGGTATCAATAGAACGGCGTAAAGAGGCAGAGCAAGATTGGGGTTGACAGCGGTGCAAAACTGTGATATACTGCTAGGCAGTTGTGAAATCAAGGGTATTCCTATGACCATGCACCTACTACCAGCCTATTATACAAGCACCCGCACCACTAAATCACAGTCCAAAACTGTCAAAAAATTGACACCCCATGACGAGTGGCTTATGAAACGTGGATTGCATCCTTCACAAATTGCCGCTAAAAAGCGTGTGGTTGGAGAGCATAAAAATGATTTACCAGATTATTCTGTGGACCGTGATAGCGGTAAACTTAGCAATAGCATTGGTAATGGTTTTGCGAGGGGTATCATGACCAATCTGCACAAGGAAAGTCCAGAAGTGCAGCGTGAAATCATGATTAAAGCAAGTCGTTGTATGCCACTTTTTAATAAAGGTTCTATACAATACGCAACCCCCGAAACAGATATGACTACAGTAGGAAGCAAGAGTAGACGAGGATGAGTGAACCAAAAAGTGCAAATGGCGTAACAGGAGTATTACTTCCTATTGGTAGAACATGGGTATTCCGTGTTTATCATGATGATGGTGAGTTTACCGATTATGATATTTTCCATAGCGATCTACAAGTAATCATTAATGATGCGGATGCTTACTTTTATGAACGAGAAGATGGCGAACTATACCTTGATCATTCTCCCCAAACATTAGGAATTAAAAATGGCCTCTTGGATTTATGAAAGTCCAGACGGTGGAAAAACCGTCACTCGTCGTCCATTTGCTAGTTATGATGATAATTTTAAAGAAATTCGTGTGCGTATAAACACGCTGCCAAATAATGAGCGTGAAGAAATCTGGACTACTAAAAATGCCGCACATGATATTGTAGAGAACGCATTTTATGAAGCCATGATTCGTGAGCAGTATCCTACTGTCATGGAAGCATGGGAACAATATCAAGTGCTATTAAATTTAGCAAAGCAACATCAAAAGGTATAATTATAATCATGCAGGAAATTTATGAAAACATCGCACAAAATATTAGCACTAACCCACAAATGTTCCGTTTTTTGGATTGGTGTAGACGAGTTAAACATATTACTATTGTTGGATTTGGTAATGGGCTGTCTACTCTTGTTGCATTAAGCACAAAACCAGACACGATTGTAGTATATGATCATGATCAAATTGATATTAGTGATTATCAACAAATAGCAACTGAAAATAATGTTAAACTTGTATTTAATAACAAAATGATATTAGAATATGAAACTATTGAAGATACTGACCTAATGCTTATCAACAGTTTTCAAGAAGGTAATTTTGTTATGACTGTATGCCAAAGATTTGCACAGTTTGTAGATCGTTATATTGGTATTCAGGATACCTATTCATTTGCGCATAAACCTGCACAAGGTATTCAACTTGGCGATGGTGGTCAGCCAATTGGATTAATTTTTGGTATAAATCATTTTTTACAAAATAATGATGCATGGCATATTGCTGAAAATTTATATTGGTCACCTGGCTTGACATTACTTTACCGCAGAAAGGACTTGCTTGACGATGGCTCGAACTGATTTAATAGAACGACTGCGAGACTTAGATGCAGTTTTAATGAGCCGTGACCCAACTGTTATTGATGCTTTCAAGCAAGCACTGGTGTTGACCAAAGTAGCAGAAGATAGCATGAACATTAATCCTGTTGGACCACTTGAACAAATGTGGCGTGAATTAACAGAACTGCGCCGTGAATTAGAACAACTTAAATTTGAAACAATTAATAGAGAACGAGGCACATATTGGTCACCCAAAACATATGAGCAAGGCAGAAACTATGGTAATTGGGGAGTTTACACAACTACCACCGCCGATGATAGAATGAGTGGATATAGTGCTATACCATCGTTGACCGAAGAACAAGTTGCTGAACTGACAAGTGGATTGTATACAAACACTACGACTGCGACAGGTGGAACAGTAATACCAGCACCGCCTACTGATTTAGATGCATTTACGATGTTTGATCCTGACACTGGCGACAGCATGAGTGTTAAATACAAATAATGCCTAAAGAGGATTTAGTCACTATGGAAGGTATGGTTACCGAAGTTCTACCTAATGGTAATTTTAGAGTAGATATCAACGGTCACTCAATCTTGGCTTACACTAGTGGCAATATTAGACGAAACAAAATTAAAATAATTGAATCAGACCGTGTTAGTGTTGAAGTTAGCCCGTATGATTTAACACGTGGTAGAATAACCTATAGGTTCAAGTAACATGACTGCACATATTGTTCATCTAACAGAATCTGCAAAAACACATATTCGTCGTAAACTTATTGATATTGATAAACCATATCTTATTTTTGGTCTTAAAGGCGGCGGTTGCGCTGGTTTTGAATATTTTTGGATACCGGCAGACCAAGAAGAATATGATAAAAATGGCACACCTGACCGTGATGACTTTATTGATTTAGGCGAAGATAAAAAATTAGTAGTCGATTGTACTGCACATGTTTACTTAATTGGTAGCGAAATTGACTTTGTAAGTGATTTTATCAGCAGCACATTAGTAGTTAGTAACCCATTAGCACAAAGTAGTTGTGGTTGCGGAACAAGCGTTAGTTTTGGATAAAGAAAAACCTGCTAAATAATTGGCAGGAGTTCTAAATGGTTCAAGAGGTTATTAATGTTGGTGCGTTTGCAAATGATGGCACTGGCGACCCAATACGCACAGCATTACTAAAAACTAATAACAATTTTAGTCAAATTTTTGGTAATCTAAACACTAGCGATACCTATTATACACACACGCCTGGTGCTAACCTAACTCTTGCGCCTGGTCTTGCTAATGTTGTTATAGCAAATAATGCTGCAATTGTTGCAAATAATACAAACTTTGTATCTATGGTAGCAAATACCGCAACATTTACAGGTCAAATTACTACAAACACAGTTTACCCAATTATTGGTAACTTAAGCGGAACTGCTAGTACATCCACACTTGCTACTACTGCACTTTATGCAACTACTGCTGGCACAGCCATTAATGCTCAAAACTTTACTGGAAACAACCTATCAAATGTTACTACAATTGGTAATTTGATTAGCGTTAATATTCAAATTGCAAATATTACAACTCTTTATAGCAACTCAAATATCGCTGCTGCTGGTAATCTGGCTACTGCTGGCTATGTTTTAGGTAATGGTTATTATTTAAGTGGATTAAGCGGTATTACACCTAGTGCTTATGGTAACAGTAATGTTGCTGCTTATCTTTCAATCTATACAGGCAATCTTAGTGGTGGTAACATAACTGCAACAAGTAATCTGTATGCTGGAAACGTTGTTTCCAATACGATTACTACACTTAGTGGTAGTGGCGCAAATTTAACAATTGATCCTGATGGTATTGCTGATTTAGTAGTAAGCAGCGCAACAGAAGTTTATATGCTAAGCACCGCTGTGAGTAATTCATACACAAATGGTGCGCTTGTCACGTTAGGTGGTGTCGGTGTTACTGGTAATATTAATGCCAGCGGCAATATTAATGCTGCTAATCTTACAGCCACAAGTAACATTACAGTAAGTGGCGGCAACATATATGCTGGCAATTTAGTTGGAACTTACGATATTATTGTTGGTCCACCAGGTACAGTTCCTACAACTTATTTGACAGCAAGTTTTGTAGAGAATAGCACAAACTATACACAAATTAACATTCAAAACATAGGTAATGGCAGCAGCACAAGTGCTGATATTGTTGCTACTGCAAATAATGGTAACGATAGTGCTTATTATGTTGATCTTGGCATAAATGCAAACAACTATAACAACAGCAGTTATACAATCACATATCCAAATGATGCTTATCTTTATGTTGCAAACGGTAATATTGCTATTGGAACTGCAAGTGTTGGCAAAGCAATCGTATTCCATACAGACGGAACTCTAGCATCTAATGAAGCAGGCCGTATTACTAGTGGTCGTTGGGTTGTTGGTGGAACAGATGATGGCAGCACCAAACTTCAAATTACTGGTAACGCAAAAGTTACAAGCAATTTAACTGTAGGAAATCTAAGTTCAACTGGTAATGTTACATCTACATTCTATTATGGTAATGGTTCTACTTTAAGCGGACTATATAGTAACACTCAAGCAAGTGCATATCTTACAACTTACTTACCATCATATATTGGTAACATTACTGCTAATACAATTTTAACTACTGGTAATATTAGCGGTAATTTCTTTATTGGTAATGGTAGTTTATTAACAGGTTTGTATAGTAATGCTACTGCTGCTGCTTATCTACCAACCTATAGTGGCAATATAAATGCAGGTAATGTTAATACAACTGGTAATGTTAATGCCACATACTTTGTAGGTAGCGCACAATATCTTACAGGGTTGTATAGTAATGCTAGCGTTGCTAACTATCTTCCAACTTATTATCAAAATGCAAATATTGCTGCCAACGGTGTTTCTAGCGCAAGTTATGTGGTAGGTTATATCTCTATTAATGGTTATAATTTTGCAAATCTTGCTAATAGCACAAGCAATACAGTTACACTTTATGGTAACGTTTCAACTCTTATACTTGACAATACTGCTGGTGGAACTGTAGCGATTGCAAATGTGTATTTACCAGCAAATGCAAACCTGAGCGATGGAACAAGACTTACAATCGGTAGTAATATTACAGTCAGTAGTTTACGCATTATTGCTAATGATAGCACAGTTCAAGGTAACGTAACTAGTATAAGTCCTACAACTCCCTATAGTTGGCACTATGTAAAATATGCGCCATATAATGGTAATCCAATACCACAACAATTGCCTGGTGGCCCACGTTGGATAAGGGTGAACTAATCCAATAAATATCCTAGTGGAGTAGCACACTTATGGTGTCATTTAATGGATTAGCAACCAATTTTGAACTTGGACGTTTAATAAACGTAAGTGACAATTGGTCATTTCTTCAAAATGTAAAAATTAATAATATTATTGCTAATACAGTAAATTTTACAGCAGTAGGTTTGCCATATCACGGCTATGGTAGCATATACGAATCAACAATCGCACTTGCACAATATTATAATCGCAGTTGGGTAGATAATAGTGGTAAAAGTTTAACCGCTAATCCTATGACAACTGGTCAACAACTTGTAGGTTTTTGGCTTAACGGTGTAGCAATATATCCAGCCGCAGTTGATACTAGTCCACCATTTGGTTTTACTACACCAGCAGGTTTTCATTTTGATCAAACATATGCAAATGGTGTGCGACAAAACCAAATTTTAAATGGTTTGCACTGGTATAAACAAGATTATGCAGGCGGTCGTGCTACTACAACAGGTCAATATTTTTATAATGACTATAGTTTTGCACCTATTTGGATTAGTGGCAGTGGTGGTCGTCCTTATAGCAGCACGGTTCATGGACTGCCCGATGCGAATGTTATATCTTATCTAGGTGGTTCACTTTATTTTCCAGATGGTCATAGCAAAATATTAGGTTTTTCATTAGATGGTTTTCCAATTTATGGACCAAGTGGTTATGTAAATCCACTTGATAATACCAGTGGCGTCAAAAATTTAGCAAGCGGTTATGGGTTAAAATCTTCTTCGTATCGCACTGGAACTACTGCTTATGATTTAGCAACCTATCCTATGGGAATGTTTATTGAAGATTACCAATTTGTGGGTAGCGGTGATCTTGATGTGCATAATGGTCGTTATTGTGTAACGCCAGATTATCCTAGCGGAACGTATGCTTACTTCTGCACAGTTGATAATAACGGTAATCCTGTTTATCCTTATGTAATAGGTGATACTCTTTTTCAACAGATAGATGTTTTAACTATTGAAAATGCGCAAGGATATGCAACACAATATCCAGTGTGGGTTACGCCAAATGGCAATTTAGGTAAAATACAATCGCTGCAATATTTTGAACTTGGACTACAAGCAGTTGATCCTAGCGGACAACCAGATGGTAAAGATGTTAACTATAAACTAATTGCAGGAAAGTTACCAAATGGATTACAAATTGATAGCAGCGGTCAAGTAACTGGTAATCCAAAAGACACATACAGTATCGATGGTGTGCCAGAAGCAGTTACACAAGATAGAACAAGTAATTTTACAGTTCGTGCAATAGGCGCAAGTGGTTTAATTACCGATAGAAACTTTAGTATAACAATTACAGGTAACTATCCTCCACAATTGCTTACAAGTAATTACAAAAGTCTAGGTGAATTTTCAGATGGTATAGTGATTAGTGTTCCACTTAGTGCCGTAGACTTGAATAATGATACTCTTACTTTTTCTATAATTAATGGATCGCTGCCACTAGGAACTAGTTTAAGTAGTGATGGTATAATTAGTGGTCCACTAATTCCTAATTATGTGCCGCCTATTGGTTGGGACACAGATGCATATCCATTTGATTCTTCACCTTTTGATGAAACAAATCTACAACTTGCGCCAGGACAAAGTTTTATTAATATTGGCAAAATAGTTTATTATTTCACAGTTCAAGTAAGTGATGGTAAAGGTGTTGATATTAAAAATTATAGTATTACCGTAATTAATCATCAAAGTTTAACTGCTGATAATTCGCTACTAACAGATGATGATACTAACTTTACTGCTGATGAAACTAATTACAGATTACCAGTGCTTTTGACTACATCACTAGGTGATTACTCAACTTTCCAAAGTGGTAATTATTTTTCTTTTCAGTTTCAAGGAATAGATTACGATAACGTTCAAGTAGGCTATTCAGTTGTAGGCGGTGGTGATACTGGATTTGATGTAGTAGCATGGGATAGTTCACCATTTGATCCTAGCACATTTGGCTTACCACCAGGTCTAAGTTTAGATTCATCTACTGGTTGGTTAACTGGATATGTGCCGCCACAATCATATATTAATCAAACCTATAATTTTAGTGTTCAAGTTTATAGTTTAGCAGACCCAAACATCGTAAGTTCTTATCAAGTATTTTCTATTACAATTTTAGGCTCACTAAATTTAGGAATTACTTGGCTAACAGATAGTAATTTAGGAAGCATTAATGCAGGCGATATCAGCGAACTTTCTGTAGCAGCAGTATCTTCAAGCGGTAGAAATCTTTATTACTCACTGGCAAGCGGCAGCAAAATACCACAAGGTTTAACATTACTAAATGATGGAAGTATCAGTGGCAGAGTTAGTTTCCAAGAATTTAGTTTAGATAAAGGCACTACAACTTTTGACGTTACTAATTCCAATATTGGTGTAACACTACAACCAACCACTATTGATAGAACTTATAAGTTTATTGTAAACACATATGATTATAGTAAAAGTATCAACAGCCAAAAAACTTTTAATTTAACTGTTAATACCGTAACGTATTCACCTTATGATAATTTGTATATGGCTTGTTTGCCTAGTATTGATAAACGAAATATTATTAATTCTATTTTAGGAAACACAGATTATTTCAAACCAGATGAAATTTATAGACCTAATGATCCATATTGGGGCATACAAAAAGATATTAAGGTTTTGGTTGGTTATGGCTTAACACCGACACAAAGTAGTTCTTATATTGCTGCTATGTCACGCAGACACTATAATAAAAAGTTTTATTTTGGCAATTACAATTATGCAACGGCTAGCGATAGTAATGGTAATGCGCTATATGATGTGATATACGTTAACTTATTAGAAGATACAAAAACATACAATTTTAAAAATGGTATTGAAACTGTAAGCATACCGTCAAGTAGTTTTGTGCTACAAAATGGCACTAGATTATATCCAAATGATCTTAATCTCATGCAAGATGATTTAATCGTAGCAATTGGTGAAACCAATAGCAATACTTTACCTAGTTGGCAAACAAGTATTCAACCAAATGGTCAAATTTTAGGTTTTACTACAGGCGCAGTATTGGCTTATTTGAAACCAGGCACAGGCGAAAAAGTTCTTTATTTGCTTAATAACTATCTGCAAACAGATATTAAACAAATACCATTTGTAGTTGATAGATATATTTTAGATAACAATCTTGATGCAAATTTTAATGTAACTACAGGTAAGTTCCTTGATAAAAAATACACAACATTTGATACAGGTTATGTTTTAGGAATCAATCCATCAGCATATGTTTCTTATGCATTAGATTTACCATTTGATTCTATTAATAATCATACAATAGATCAAATAAATGCTCTTGGCGGATTAGATGGCGACCAAAGCGGTGATTGGAATGGCAAAACAATCGTATTTTCAACGCAAGAAAATTATAATGCAAGTGAGTTTCCTTTCTTGACAAATAATGGATGGAATTTGAATAGCGCAATAGTGCCAGGTTATACAGAAGTTACTAATGGTTCATACAAAATAAATGAGCGTGGTGGAGTTTGGAGCATCTCAATCGCAAATAATACTGTTACACTAACGTTTATTCAACAGATATTAGTCAATCAAGTTGTGTTAGTACAATATGGCAGCAAGGCGGATCAAACATTACAATATAGTGCAGCCAATATTGGAATTAATAGCCAAACTGTTCCAAAGTATGTAAGTGTTAATGTTCAAACTATACAATCAAAATCACCTACTACTTTTGATACTCACAAAACACAGTTTATCAATAACCAAGATCAATATTTGTTGCCATTTGATGGCGACAGTTATTTAAAATTCCCTCGCCAAAATATCTTACAATAAATATTATAAATACAATAGTTGGAAAAAATAAATGAGTAATGTCAATCCAAATAATATAAATGGTGCATATCCTGTTGCTGGCGTTGATAATGATAGCCAGGGTTTTCGTGATAACTTCACCAATATTAAAAATAACTTTGCTTACACGCAAAGTGAATTAAGTGATTTGCAAAGCAAAGCAATTGTAAAGAGTGCTTTAACTGGCACTACCTTAAACAATAACATGGCTGGCACACTAATTACAAGCGCACAATATCAAGATTTTCGTGAGACTGAATATGATAATGGTATTGTTAGCACTAACGTTACTCTAGACCATAGCCGTGCACATTATCATCGTGTTCAAACAAACGGCACAATTACTATTGCTTTCACAAATTTTCCAGCAGCAGGCACAGTAGGTCGTATTCGTGTTCGTATTAACGTTACTAGCACAACACATCGTGTTATTTGGCCAGCAGGTTTAATATACGGAACACAATACCTACAAGATTATAATCAAATTAACAATAGTATTGGTTATACTCAGAGCGGCACAGGATACTATTGGTATGAAATCATCAGCGATGATGGTGGTGCTTCGTATACTATCTTCCCACTAAGTCGCCCTCGTATGAATCCTGATTACTCTTATGCAAACATTAGTAATGGCGCAAGTTATTTGAATACATCAAACGTTACAGCTGTAAGTAAGTTAATTCTTGATAATGGTGCTGCTGGTGCACTTGCTAATGTTAAAGTTACGCTACCTAGTAACCCTATTGATGGTCAATTCCTAACAATTAGTGCAAATGTAAACGTAAGTAACTTGTTTATAGTTGCTGGTAATACAATTAACGGCAATACAACTACACTTACTTCTAATACTCATCTTGGATATACTTTTGTTGGTTCGCCACGTAATCCAACCGTGAATCAGTGGTTCCGCACACAGTTATAATTATTGACTTTTGATACATCAGCGATTATATTAAAATCAGGAGTTTAATAATGACTGATCTAAAAATGTATCAAGATTTTGTGCTAGAAGTAACTAGTGCGCAAAGCAAACATGAATATTCGTTCACTGAACGTTTTGACCAACTAAGTCAATATCAAGAAGATCGCACGAAAATTAACCCCGCACTATTACTAACTGCTGGTATGGGATTAAGTGCTGAAAGCGGCGAATTTAACGAAATTATTAAGAAGATGTTTTTTCAAGGAAAACCACTTAATGCTGAAAATGTATTTCACATGAAGCGTGAACTTGGTGACATTATCTGGTATTGGATGAATGCTTGCACAGCACTTGGACTTGATCCAAATGATGTAATTAATGAAAATGTAAAAAAACTTGAAAGTCGTTATCCAGGCGGTAGTTTTGATGCTTGGCACAGCGAAAATCGCAAAAGTGGAGATTTATAATGTTTAACCCTATGGTTGAAGATTTATCAAAAAAATCATTAGAAGATTTGTTGAAGGCAAGTAACGATTTACATAAAAAAATTAGTTTTATGGGTAAAATGGGCAATTCTAATATGGTAAACCAAATACGTGCTGCATTATTCATTTATCAAGAAGAAATTAACAAGCGATATGCAGCAGAAGCAAGTGCTGCAAAACAAAATCCAATTTTTAATGATAGTTTGGACATAGGATGAGCGATGTAACATGGCACACAGATTTTACTGCTATAAATTGTTATAAGGATATTCTTGAGCCTTGTAGTTATTCAATTACTATTGGTTTTAATGATGAATCACTTAATGAAGAAGACCCACATACTTCATTTGGCAGAGTTCGCAGTCTTATAAAAGATTTATATCAAGATGCAATATTCTCCTATGTTGCTAATCCAATACTTCCTGTTCTTACCAAAAAATTAAAATCTCGTATTATTACACTGCCATATCAACCAAGTAATCTTATTATAGGAATAGTTACTTGGTATAAAATTTTAAGTATTACACAAGGACGAATGTCACTTGAATACATTTCAGTTTCATGCGATAAAAGTGATGATATTGCATTAAATGTTGATGAGGATATGGTCAATAATGAAGAAATAATGTCTGATTTATCGTTTAAGAACTGGGACAAACCAGCATGGTGGTTTAGAAATACTCCAACTACATTTGATATTCCAATAGTTAAGAAAAAAGATGTTGAAGTGCTATATGATGAAAATGAATGGCCAGAATATTTGCAGTGGCAGAAAAAGCCTGTTACAATAGATAAAAAGAAATCAAAAAATAATATTATTCCACTAAAGAAATGGAAGCCAAAGGTCATCAAAGGTGATAAAAACTGACGAATATGGTCGCAGCATAATAAGTGATAGCGAGTTAGCGCAATTACTATATGTAAATCCGCAACTTACTATTGATGATATTGCTATTATTGATCCTGAAAAATATAATTCGGCAATAAAAAGTTTGTATATTGATTATAAACTATTAAAAAAGTTAGCAACACTTAATGGTAGTGCGCATGACTATCATGCAAATAACCAACAAGAATGGTTTATGCCAGATGAATATAAAAATTTAGATATTGCTAAGTGGGTATTAGACCAGTGTGCTGACCAAAATGAATTACAACGAGCAGGTCAAGAACTAATGGAATATGCTGAACGCAACCTATTACCGCTGCTACAATACTTAAAATATCTTGTTGACACTATGCGTATGCATAATGTAGTATGGGGCGTTGGACGTGGAAGTAGTGTTGCTAGTTTTGTTTTATACTTAATTGGTATTCATCGTATACACAGTTTGAAACAAAATTTAAATTTTGAAGAATTTATGCGTTAAATACGCATAGGAGTAATAAATGCATCGTACTGCAAATGGAAAATTTTTAGACATGAATGCTCTAAAAATTCAACAAGAAAGAACTATTGCTGTGGGAAACAGCCGTCAAAACGCACGCGGAGATATATTAGGACCAGGAGGACAGATTGTGGTTTCTAGAGATGAATTAGTAAATGAATATTACAAAAACCAACAAGGCGCAAGTTTAAACAGCGATCCTATCTATACTAATGCTGATGAAGCAGCAAGTGCTGTAATAGCAGATAACTTTTTTGAACCCATGCCAAATGGATTAGAAGAAGTAAATATATCACAAGAAAATTTAATTGAAGTAAATCCAACAAGTGAGCCAAGTGGGATTGGCGGGCTTAATGATGCTAAAGCCAAAAGTGCAGAACTTGCGGAATTGCTTCGAGCACAACGCAGAAGAATATAATGACAAATTTCCCACAACAAGAACCACAACGAATTTTTCATCCTATTGACGACAGTCAAGACAACGCAAATCAAACAAATATAAATTTACTTGATGATGATAAAAATATTGTAGTACAACCAAAAAATACTACATATGATTATATTAATGAAATAAGAAACAGTCAAAGAAATGCAACGGTGATTATACATGGCAACAGCGACACAAATTAAAGGTGCTACAAGCAGTTTACATCACATTTTAGGTGATTATCGTAAAATTACTCCTACTAAAAATAATGTTCTTGTAAAAGACATGGAATTTGGTGAACGCATGACACTTGGTGGTATCATCATTCTTGATGATGATAAGAAAGGTCAAGGCATTCGTCCACGTTGGGCAGAAGTAGTAGCTGTTGGCAGACTACAAGAAGACGTAAAACCAGGCGAATATATCCTAGTTGCACATGGTCGTTGGACACGTGGTCTTGATATGACAGATGAATATGGTGAAACTACTACAGTTCGTCTTGTTGATCCTAAAGATATTCTACTTTCAAGCGACGAGCCACCAAAAGAAAATTTGACCTTTGGCGATTATATTTGACAAAATATAAAAACTAGTTTATAGTAAATCTATGATTACAAATTATCTTTGGACAGAGAAATACCGCCCACGCACGGTAAACGATTATGTTTGGCGTGATGATGCCCAACAAGCACAAGTTCGACAGTGGGTAAGTGAAAAGAATATTCCGCATCTGCTATTCAGTGGTGGACCAGGCACAGGTAAAACTACGCTTGCAAAGGTTCTCATGAATGATCTTGGCGTAGAAGATTATGATATTATGCAAATCAACGCTTCCAGAGATAACGGCGTTGACTTTATTCGTGAACGTATTGAAGGTTTTGTATCAACAATACCATTTGGTGAATTTAAGGTAGTGCTGTTAGATGAGGCAGATTATCTGTCACCTAACGCGCAAGCGGTGCTGCGAGGTTTGATGGAGACTTATAGCAGCACCGCTCGTTTTATTATGACATGCAACTATCCTAACAAGATTATTCCAGCACTTCATAGTCGTTGTCAAGGTTTCCATATTGAGAAACTTGACAAAACAGAGTTTACTGCTCGTGCTGCCACAATTCTTGTTGAAGAAAATATAAACTTTGATCTAGATGTGTTAGACACTTATGTAAGCGCACAGTATCCTGACCTTCGTAAGTGCATTAACTCACTACAAAGTGGTAGCAGCGGTGGTGTGTTACAAACTATTTCTCAAGGTTCACAGAACAGCAATGACTATCGTTTACAAGCAGTTGAATTATTCAAAGCAAGGAAGATTCGTGAAGCACGTAAATTAATATGCAGCCAAGTGCGTCCCGATGAAATGGAAGAAGTATTTCGTTGGATGTATGATAATCTTGACTTATTTGCAAGCAACGATGAAAACAAAGACCGTGCAATTATCATCATCCGTAATGGCTTAGTAAATCACAGCATGGTAGCAGATGCTGAAATTAACTTAAGTGCAACATTTTGTGAGTTAGCCGATCTACATGACTAAAAGCACACCTGAATCTTTTTTGCATTGGTTTTGGCAAAATTATAACCAAAAACATAAAAAAAGAAAATTTACACAAAAAGAAAAAGATTTGCTGCGTCCTATAGCAGAGGTATGCGCAATAATGGACGGTAATGCTTTCTTTGGTATGACACGTAACGATCAAGGCGAAGATACTTGGTATGAACAGTATCTACCAGAAGCATGGGCAATATACAAAGCACAAGGCAAAAACGGCGGTTGGATTAACCAAACAAGTTGGGCGATGGATAGCCAACATGAAAATACCGCCGTTAAAGATGCCTATGAACAGTGGCGTTTGTTAAAATTATTAAGTCGTAAGACTATTTGATATCTCCGTAAATTCTTAGAATTTCCTCTACTGCTGGATGGCGTTCAATATCGTATCCTGTAAATTCTACGGTGCCAACATAGTTACTGTCGCGGAATTGATTAACTAGTTTGTTAAAATCTAGCAATCCATTTTCACCTTCTGTTCTGTCAGTCTGTCGAACATCTCCTGTTACTATGATACGACTTCCTTCACCTATACGTGTTAATAACATTTTCATTTGATTAGGCGTTGCATTCTGCATTTCATCTGCAATAATTAGTGCATTTTTGAATGTTCTACCACGCATAAAAGCAAGTGGGCAAATTTCAACAACACCATTTTCGATCATAGAAAGTGTTTCTCGTGGCGTATAATATTCATGCAGCACATCAAATAGTGGTTTAGTCCAAGGTTCCATTTTTTGAACTAAATCACCTGGTAAAAAACCATGTCTTTCACCTTCAACACCAACTGCTGGTCTTGTCATTACAATTTTATCAATTTGACGTTCTTTAAGGAATTTAATAGCAGCCTGCATAGCAAGTAAAGTTTTACCAGTTCCTGCTGGTCCACTTGCAATTATAATACTTACAGAAGGGTCCATAAGCAGTGCTAGGTAATTTTCCTGATTTAAATTTCTAGGGATAATTTCAACAGTTCGTTTTCGTTGAGGTAGAAACTGTTCTATTTGCGTTACGTTGTAATAATTTTTAGATTGAGATGCGTTGTTTGGGTTCATTTGTTCTTTTAGTTTCTGTTTACGCTTCATGAATTATTATCTTCCTGTGCTGGTTGTAGCACAAAAATATTTAATTTTTATTATTAACAGTTTTATGTAAAGTTTGCACATGTAATATAAGCATAAATATTTTAAGGTTGTGACTATGGATATTAAACAGAATTTAAAAGCAATTAAACAAATCTACATGAGTGATGCTGCAATAAGCATGCTATGTGACTTTGAACGTGTTCTTGATAATATGGACTTCTATACTTTTCCTAACTGGCGCATAGGTGAGTTAGTTGAAGGTCCAATTATTAGTCGTTACTGGGTCAAATGCACATTTATGTGGCCATTAGAAAGAATGCCAGACCCTGCTGCTGCAAAAAGACTATTACCATATGGCGCAAAGATTAACTATAAAAAAGATAAAGTGCAAATGCCTGTTAGCATTAGAAGTCCAGGCGACATTAGACCAGGCAGTCATAAAGGAAAATTAGTTGATTTTCCTATATGGTATGTAGAAATACTACTTCCAAAAAAATTACTTAATGATATTAAACAAGGCAGTGTTGATATTGCTGGTGAAGAAATTGATTTGGCAGACTTACAAACTAGTATTGAAAAAAGTTTAACAGATCAAACTAATCAAGATAATGAAGAAGGTGAAGATAATGAACAACCAACTTAATGAAGGTTTAGTTATTGACGATTTAAAATATCTTGTTGCCAATACAATTCATATTGATGAATTTAACAGTAAGATGGGTGAGTCTAATGATGTAATAACTTTAAGTTTTAAAGTTAAAGATTTAATGCCTGCTAATGATTTGGTTAGTTTCTTAGAAAATGGATATGATTTTGTACTTGACGCTGATGTAAGCAGCGGTGAAATACATGATAATGAAAGAATAGTATTTGTTGAAGTTCAACGCAGTCCTAGTGTTTATAAACAAATTGATGAAATGCTAGATGATTTGAATTATCTAACAGGTGTAAAGCGTAATGAGTGGAAATTTCGTTGGTATAAAAGTAATAACTATGAACCTATGAATGAAGAAAATTTTAATAAAATTGTGCCCTCAACACCAGAAAGTTATGAGAAAACAATTTTAGAATATAACAAAGTAAAAAGTGAAACACAAAAGTTAAATAGTGATATAGAAGCAATAAAGAAACTTAGTGGAATCAATTGATGTTTGGATTTTCAATTTATAAAATATTGGCAGTAGTTTTACTAATAGGTGCAGTAGTAGGCTACTTTAAGTATACACAGGATGAACTAGCAAGATTGAATCAGGAAGTAGCAAGCAAGGATTTTGCTCTAAAAACTACTACTGCAACACTAGAAAAAACACAAGCCGATCTCAAAGAACAACAAGCAATTTCACAAAAAACATTTGATGATTATCAGGCTGCTCGTAGTGAAGTAAATGACATTCAAGAAAAATTTACAAAAAATAACCGTGATCTTGGTGCATTTGCAGCCAGTAAGCCTACAGAATTACAAAAGCGTATGAATGATGCTACAGCAAAGTCATTCCGCTGCATAGAAGATACAGTCAATAAAGGTATAGCAAATGCTCAAGGTTGTTAAAACCATTCCACTATGTTTATTACTTGCTGCATGCCAGACAGCACAACCAACTACAGCAGTAGTAACTGTAGAACGTCCTACACTAGTGCTTCCGAGTGTAGACCAAATTAAACTAAATGATATTGAATGGCATGTAGTAAATAAATCAGCAAAACCAGGAAGTGAAGATCACATTGACACGGCATTTGGAAAAGCACATAGCGAAAGCCTTTTCGCCATTAATCCAAGAGATTATGAAGACTTGGCAGTCAACCAAGCCAACCTTGTTAAAGTTATTAGACAGTATCAAGCACAAATTAACGCCTATAAGCAATACTACGATAGCCAAGCCACCAAAGATGGAACTACCAAAACTTCAACCACTCAAGGAAACACAAGTGGCAGTAGTAATTGAAGAAGATGATGAGCCAGTTGGACCACGCCGCATGGCAGATGATGAGCGTCCAGAAGATGCGCAGTTAAAAACTGCTGTTCCTGTTGCACCCGTAGTTACACTATCAGAAGCCGATCAAAATAATATTGAACTTCGTAAACTTCGTTTAGAAGAAAGACGTTTTGAGTTAGAAGAAAAAAAAGAATTTCATAAAATGGCGCTTGAAGATCGCCATGAAGATCAAAAAGAAGATGAAGTTGCATATGAACGTGCACAAATAGCAAAAGATGAAAATAAAAAAGAAGAAAAAGCCAGCGAACACTGGATGAAAGCATATTGGCGTCCAGCAATGGGTTGGCTTTATATGTTAATTTGTTTTTTTGACTTTGTTATCGCACCAGTATTAAGTATGTTAATGCCAATTTTCTTAAAAAGTCTTGGTGCGAATACCGTTACATATACACAGTGGCAAAGTTTAACACTTGCAAATGGCGGATTAATTCATCTTGCATTTGGTGCTATTTTGGGCGTAACTGCTTGGGGCAGAACACAAGAAAAAAATGCAGCAGCAAACGCAAATAGCAGTGCAAATAATCCACCAAAAACTGGTAGTATAAGCACAACTTAATTGACAATTGCTCAAATTTCTGATAATTAATTGTATAGGAGTTCAACTATGCAATCTGTCTTTATTCAAGATTTTTTTGAGTTTTTCAAACTTTTGCGTCTTAAAGCAAATAAGTTAAACAAACCAAAAGAAAAATATACTGGTCCCCTTTTTGATGCGATGGGACAAATTAATAATAATGTGCCTGGCGATTTAATCGTTGAGGCTATGAAAAAAACTAATGTGCGCAAATTAGCACTTTTTGCAAGATATTCACAAGAAAAAGATGGCAGAGGTCACACCCTTGAAATTGCAAAAAAATACCCACAATTTATTATGTTAGGGACTACAAAGCGTAATGATCAACGTGGTGATTTAAGCGATGAATTTATTAATCAGATTATGAAAGAAGTTAATGCAGGTTGTAAATTTATTGGTGAATTGCACTACAACCATGCAGATAAACAACATGTTATTGAATATAAAGAAACAAATTTGACTGGTGAAAGATATGTTGATCCAAATGGTCCAAATAGCAGAAAACTTATGGACTTCTTGCGTGGCAAAAATGTTCCCGTAATGGCTCACTGGGAAAATTATAATTGGGAACGTGATTGGCCATCTTTTAACAAATTGTTTGCTGATTACAGGGATGTTGATTTTATCATACCACACTGTGCATATACTAACCAAGAATATGCTAATGAAATTATGACTTATCATAGTAAAAATGTTTATATGACACTTAGCAAAAAAGACATGTTTCACTTTAGAAAAATTTGGCTTAATAAGTATGGCGATTGGGTAGGTAGATATAGTTTACTAAGTCGTAAGAAACAAGCAACACTTGAAAGCAGCATGTTAAATCTCGATGGCACTATTAAGCGTGAGTGGATGGCTTTCTTGCATAGATGGCAAGACAATATCATGTTTGCTACAGATTGTCATACTATTGCTGCGTGGGAACACTATGAACAAATTATTGATGTATGGCGTGAAATTTTAGCGCAAGTTCCTGAACATATTAGGGAAAAAATTGCATATAAAAATGCGCAAAGACTATTTGAACGCAAATGAATCATTATGAAACTCTTGGAGTGGCACAAAATGCCACTCCAGAAGAACTTAAATCTGCATTCAGAAAACTAGCAAAGCAACATCATCCTGATGTAGGCGGCGATGTTGCAAAGTTTCAAGCAATAAATGAAGCATATAATACGCTAAGCGATCAAAATAGTCGTGCGCATTATGACCATACACTTCGTAATCCACAACCACAATTTCAACATAATCCATTTGCACAACGTGCTGGTAATCCATTTGAATTTCACTTTAATTTTGGTGGCGGACCAGACCCTATGGCTGCATTTCATGACCAATTCTTTAACCAATTTGGATTTCAAACAAGACAACAGCCTAGAAACCGAAATTTACGCATAGTTTTAGAATTACATTTTTTAGAAACACTTTATCCTATAACAAAAACAGTGGAATATAAAACTTCAAACAGTATGGAAAAAATTAATATTGAAATACCAGCAGGCGTTGAAGATGGATTTGTATTTCAAGTTGTAGGCAAAGGAGATGATGGTAATCCAAGCATACCACGTGGTAACTTAGATATTCAAATAAAAGTAAACCGTCACGCCAGATTTCGCCGTGAAGGTGAAAATGTAACAGAAGATATTACAATTGATGCTTTTCAGGCTATGACTGGCTGTGTTGTTCCACTTGACTTACCTAGCGGCAAAACAATTGAACTCAATATACCACATGGCACACAATTTGGCAGTCAATTTGGCATTACAGATGAGGGTTTTCCGCGTCAAAATGGCACACGTGGCAAATATATTGCAAAAATTAATATTAAAATTCCATCAATTTTTACTACAGAACAACTTAAATTAATCCAAAAAATACTTGAACTTAAACCAATAAATACTTGACAGAAAGTAAAATGGTGTTATATTAGTATTATGACCCAATCAAATAACTTTAATTCTAATGGCGACCTTGAAAAAGTAGTTAAAATAGCAAAGCAATTTGCTATTGATAACAATCACCAATATTATACTGTGGAACATTTGCTAGTCAGTATGCTCCATGAGCGTGGTTTTCAAAATTTACTAGAACAAATCGGTATTGATGTTCCTAATTTAATTACAGAATTAGAAAATTATATTTTTGAAAATATACCACAAAGTGATGATATTGTAGAACCCAAGAAAACACATGCACTTGAACGTGTTTTTAATCGTGCTTTCACACAAGTAATCTTACTTGGTCGTCAGCAAATCAACTTGACTGATTTGTATCTTAGTATCAGTAAAGAAACACAAAGTCATGCTGCGTTTTATCTAAAAAAATATGGTGTTGATCCAGAAAAAGTTATTGAAGAATTTACAAAGCATCGCAAAAAAGGTGTACATGTTGGCAACGCCTTAGATGAGTATTGCACAAATCTAAATGATTTAGTTATAAATGGCAAGATTGATCCTGTTATTGGTCGTGCAAGTGAAATTGCTGACATGACACAAATTCTTGCACGTAAAAATAAATGTAATGTTATTCTTGTTGGCGATCCAGGTGTTGGTAAAACTGCTATTGCTGAAGGTCTTGCATATAATATTGTGAATAATGATGTTCCTAAGTTTTTGCGAGAACATGATGTTTATAGTTTGAATATTGGTTCGTTACTTGCTGGCACCAAATATCGCGGTGATTTTGAAGAGCGACTACAAGAAATACTTACTGCTGCAACAGAACGCGGTAATGTTATTCTTTTTATTGATGAAGCACATCAAATGCATGGCGCAGGTGCTGGCAGCAATAGTAATGTTGATTTTGGTAATATGATTAAGCCAGCACTTGCACGTGGTGACTTTAAGGTTATTGCTTCTACTACATGGGAAGAGTATACCAAGCATTTTGAAAAAGACCGTGCTCTTATGCGCCGTTTTAATAAAGTAAATGTAGGCGAACCAAGTATTGAAGATTGTAAAACAATCATGCTTGGAATTAAACCAAATTATGAAACATTTCATAACGTAAAAATAACAGATGCTGCTGTAATTGAAGCAGTAATGTTAAGTCATCGCTATCAAGCAGACAAAAAATTGCCAGATAAAGCAATTGATTTAATTGATAGTGCAGCCGCACTAAGACGCACACAATCACGTGGATCACGAACAATTGATGTTGCGCAGATTCGTCGTGAGTTAAGTCGTATTACTGGTATTCCAGAATCACAGTTAGGTGTAGAAAATACACAAAAACTAATGCCCAACCTTGACAAAGAAATTAAAGCAAAAGTTTATAATCAAGATACGGCCGTAGATGCTGTTCTTGACCGTGTATTGGTAAGTCAGGCTGGCTTAAAGGCTGACAACAAACCTGTTGGTTCCTTCTTATTTCTTGGACCTACTGGCACAGGCAAAACAGAACTTGCCAAACAATTAAGTGAAAGACTTAATATGAAACTGTTGCGTTTTGATATGAGTGAATATCAAGAACGGCATAGCATTTCAAGATTGATTGGTGCGCCACCTGGCTATGTTGGATACGAAGATGCTAACCTTGCGGGTGGATTGTTAATTAGTGAAGTAGCCAAAAATCCACACTGTATTATTCTATTTGATGAAATTGAAAAAGCACATCCTGATGTTGCACAAGTATTGCTGCAAGTTATGGACGAAGGTTTTATTACTGGCACAAACGGCAAACGTGCTGATTGTCGCCAATCACTACTGATTTTGACAAGTAATCTTGGTGCCGCTGACAGTGAACGTCTTGTTATTGGCTTTGGCAACCAAGATCGTAGTGATGCCGTAGATGCTGCTGTTAAAGAACATTTTCGTCCAGAGTTTCGCAATCGTGTAGATGCGATTGTTACATTCAATAAATTAGATACCAAAACCATCCGCAAAATTGCTGAAAAGTTTATCGCTGAACTACAGGCACAAATGGTTGGTAAAAACATCACTCTCGATGTTACCGATACTGCATATGATTGGCTTGTCAAGAAGGGTTATAGCCCACAACTTGGCGCAAGACCAATGAGCCGCACAATTCATGAATATATTAAAGTTCCGTTAGCAAAGAAAATACTGTTTGACAAATCACAAAACGGTGTTACAATTAAAGTAGACTTGCTTAATGACAAGTTAGAATTGGTGGCGAAAAATGACAGTAACAGAACAAAAGATAATTGAGTATCAGGAAAAGTTCAAAAGCATGCTTCCGAGTTGGCGTGTGAACAGTGAGGCTAAAACTTGGTATAAGCAAAAGTATAGATTCCGTTTGGAATTGGGTTGCAATGGTCACTATGAAGAAGTGCAACGTTGGATGTGGACTCATGCGAAGACTATCATAGACCAAGTTCGTGATATTGATCCATATGCACGTACGCGTCGTGAAGGTTATCTGCGTATTTTTACCAATCAAACAGCCGTGCTTGATGCGTTTCTTGACAACCCAGAACTGCGTCCTCTTGTTTATCGTTTAACTACAAGTAGTACGCAGTATATTGACGAGTTGAATAATCTTGATAATATTGCTGTTGATGTAAAACTTATCAGTGAAAAAAAGTATAACCCAGATATCCAATATCAGGTTGACTTTAATACATATTGGGGTTGGCAATCTGATCTTAACAATAAACAACTACAGCGTGAGAAGTTGGTTGCGCTGTATAAATTTGTTGAAAGCAATAATGATGACCTAAGCATGAATGATGATCTTGAACGTTGGTGCAAACGTGCTGTTACTGGTAAAGATACATTTGGATATTATTATGGTGCCGTTCGTGTATTCTGCAAAAGTAGCGATAATATTCCGCTGCTATATATGCTGTTTCAGAATGGCATCCACAAGATTTATAAACATGCAAAGAAGGAAAATAAAATATGAATGGCAATCTTGCAAAAGCACTTATTGATCGTGGTATTATAAATCGCAAAACCAGAATACTTGCCAAGTGTCCTGTCCAAGCATTTGGTGGTATGCCCACAGAAGAATTGATGTTCTTAAATGTTGACCGTGTGCATCATGAAGATGGTATATACAAGTTTATTGCAAGTCATAGAAATGGTCGCAAATATAGCGTTCCCAATGACAAAATTATTGAAATTGATGGTATGGAACCTGTGCGTCTTGGTTTGGCATTTGATATTAAAGCCGATGGACTCAAAAAAGGCGCAGGCAAAAAGCGTGGCCGCAAGCCACGAATAAATACTACGGAGCAATTAAATGGCTAAAATCTACGAAGAAGTATTAGTTATCAAAGTAAGCAAACTTGTTGCTGACAAAAATTCAAGTAATCAAGACATCCTGCGTGATGATATTGTTGAAAGTATTGAAAGTGTTGTTCAGGAATTAGTTGGCAATAATATAATTGTTGAAGTTGAAAAAGCGGAATAATAATGGCAAGTATACCACAAGTAGTGCTAAGTGCAATAAGTTTTGGTCAAGTTTACCCACCATATGATGGTATTAGCACAACTTGGAGCAGCAACCAGTTAAAAGGTAATGGTTACTATGGCTATACTGATGGTCTACACACTGTAAGTTATAAATTAACAAACTTTGTTGGTATTATTAAATTTCAAGCAACTCTACTACAAAATCCAACCGATAGTGATTGGTTTGATATTACTTCAACTGCAATCGGTGATGGCAGCACTCCTACTACTGGAAATTATTTCTTTAACTTCACTGGCAATTTTGTATGGTGCCGTGCGCATATTACAAACTTTGCTAGTGGTAATATCAATCAAGTTCTTTACAATACTTAAAAAATTCTACCATAGTGACTAAATTAGATAATTAATTATATCTACACATTATGGAAAGATCAATGACAGAAACACTTAATCCACAAAATCAACAACAACCCAAAGCCGAAACATTCGGTTTGCCACCAGAAGCATTAGATTTTCTTCGCAAACAACATATTCATTTTTGTTTACCTATGTATGGTGGTTTATGTAATGAAGCCACTTTTATTGCTATGATTAAGTTTGGCATTATTGCTGGTAAAATGGGATTAAATTATAGTATTGATACTATGGTTAATGAATCACTTATTACTCGTGGACGCAATAACCTAGTAGCAAAATTCTTGTTTAATCAAGCAGCAACACATCTTATGTTTATTGACGTTGATCTTGGTTTTGACCCAGAGGCCATCATTCGTTTGTTACTTGCAAATCAAGATGTTGTTGGCGGTGTATATCCTATGAAGCGTATTCCTATTCGCTATGTTATTAACACAGTTCCTAACCCAATTTCTATGGGTGATCTAGTTGAAGTTTCTACACTAGGTACAGGATTCATGATGGTAAAACGCCATGTAATTGAACAATTGATTTCGCTGCATCCTGAATTAAAATATCGTGATAATATTGGTATTGGTGCGCAATACGAACCACTTATGTATGGTTTATTTGATACCATGATTGACAAAGATGACAACTATCTTAGTGAAGATTGGACATTCTGTTATCTATGGCGCATGGCTGGTGGTAAAATTTTTGCTGATACTGGTATTAAACTTGATCATACTGGTTATCACAAATATGAAGGTGATGTTGAAGAACTAAAGAAAGTTCTAACAAATCAAGTTAGTAATGGCGGGCCGCATCATCTAAATCCTGATGCAAAATATCCGCTAGAACAAGCACAACAACCACCACAGCAAGTTAAACCAATAAAATTAAATCTTAAGAAAAAAGATAGTGTAAAATAAGGTTAAACTATGAGTATTCAAGTAGAAACAGAAACAGTTGATATTAAGGTTACACTTGATAGTGACTGGCACAACGAGCCACCAAAGTTTGCTGTTCTACTTGATAATGAATTAATCGAAGACGGTGTAGTAATTGAAAAAAATAATGACAATAACGAAAAAGTTATTAGTTTTTCACGTGAACTTACAGAAGGTGAGCATACTATACAAATTCGATTAATTGACAAAACAAATATTCATACTAAGTTAAATGAAAAATATGAAATTGTTGCAGATCAAATATTAAACATAAAACAAATAGAAATAGATGAAATTGAATTAGATTATCTTTTTTATAATTTAGGAAAGTATCATAAACAAATGAATGAAAATGTAGACTTTCCATTTTACGAAGCAGAGCCTCTACCTGATTCATACAAAAACTTAGGTTGGAATGGTGAATGGCGTTTAACATTCTCTGTTCCAACCTATATCTGGTTCTTAGAAAACCTATAAATATTTTATAATGTTTATAAACCAAATACTAACAGAAGCACCAAAAGTTGGTCGTGCGTTCCAACACCTTGAAGACCTTGTTCTTATTGAAGGAAGTTTAGGTGCTGAAAAAGCAATTAATAAACTTGCTAATATATCACGCAATCCACAACAGATACGCTGGAAGTGGGATGGCAAGCCACAAGTTTATTGGGGTCGTGAGCCTGATGGTAAGTTTATCATGGTTGGTCATAATGGCTGGTTAAAGAAAACCATAGATGGTAAATCTCAATCACCAAGTGAACTTGCACGTTTTATCATGCAAACTGGTAAAGCAGAAACACCAGAAGAAATTGCGAATCGTCAAAAATTTGCAACAGAGTTTGCTAGTCTTTGGTCACTATTCGAAGCGGCAACACCAAACAATTTTCGCGGTTATGTTTATGGTGATTTGTTGTTTATGGCTCGTCCTAAGTTGCAAGATGGTGCGTATAGTTTTACACCTAATAATGTAACTTATACTGTTAGTTCTACGAGTGAACTAGGTCAACGTATCAGTAAAGCAACAGCAGCCGTTGTTGGTCATGCTTTCTTTCCACAATTTGGTATGGGCGATGATGAACAACAACCTATAAGTGATTTTAGTGCATTTAATAAAACTGCTGGTCTTATTGTGCTAGGACCACGTTATGCAGCATCAAAGCCACAAATAGATACAACTGCAGTTGCCAATTTACAAAAATATGTTGCTACCAACAAAAACGCTATTGATAATTTCTTAAATGACCAAAATCTTACTGCTATGAAAATGGCTGGATTTAAGGGTATCTTATATAATTTTAATAATCAAATGGCACGTACTGGAACCACCAAAGGTTTAGCAAATAAGTTTTTAGAGTGGTTACCAAGCAGTCGTCAAAGTGTGCCTATGCAGAATAAAATTACCGAATGGGTTACTAAGAATCAACGTGGATTCCTTGCTACATTTAATGTATTGGAAAATCTACGTGCAATTAAAGATAGCATTATTGCGCAACTTGACGCAGAAAGCGGTGACATACAGCAAACAACCAAAGGCGAGGCTGGCGGTGAAGGCTATGTAGTATATGGTAAAACAGGCGAACCAAATGTTAAGTTGGTTCCAAGACATCGTTGGACACCAACCTAATGCGTATAAGTGAAATAGAAACCACGCCACAAAAAACTGGACCGGGTTATTATGAATTGTTTCGTAATGGTAAGCCAAACGATATGCACGATAATGCAAAGTTTTTTAATTCATATGATGAAGCAGTAGATTGGTATACAAAATATCGGATTGATTATGCCATAAAAAATAATGGTGCTAAACCAGAAGAGTTTAGCGTTGTTCGTGATTCTAATACATGGGAATATTTTAATACGCTGCCATCACCCGCAAAAGAAAAAAACAATAGGCTGATTGATCCAAAATATTTTGCTGATGCATTAAAGTTTTGGACAGATTATTATGGCGATAGTCGTCGTGGAGCAGTTGAAATTTATGATTATAGCAATGAAGTTGATGCTATAATACAACAAGGTGGTGTGCTATATCGTATTGTATTCTTACAAAAATTTGAAGATTTGAATCGCACAGATTTAGGTTCACACTGGACCGTTGATCGTGATGTTATTGATGATTATATAGAAGGTGTTGAAGGTCGCACACATAGCGAAGGCAAAGAAGTTTATGTTTTACTCACTGCTACAACTCCACCAAACAATATTGATAATTTAAGCGTAGATGTTCGTGGTAATCCAGAAGAAAAAGAAGTGAATATCATCAATCCACGTGCTTGCAAATACACTGCACAGATTCTTGGCAGTAAAGAAGTAATAGCGTTAAATTAAATCCAGATAAATATTTTATCTGGATTATATGATGACCTTAACCACTCGCACTAATTTTAATGAAGCCGTTGGACCACATGTAAGTTTTGCATTTATGAGAAGTAATCCTCCCCATTATGGCCACAAGGGTGTAATTTCTACAGTATCTACATCTGCAAAAAATGGTGCTTGGGCATTATTTTTTAGTAAAAGTCAAGATTCCA